ACTTCGTTCCAAAGCATGGACCTGGAGCAACTGAAGAACGTATTTCGGGAAATCAGAAATATGTTCATAAGTTGTGGTATGAGCGTCTGGAACCGTACTTTCCTCTATTCCACTTTGCATTTCCCAATGAGAATGCATATGGATGCAAGGAGTTTCAGAATCTAACGCTCATCTCAGAAGAACATGAACATCCCGTAAGGGTTGTTCAAGTTCCCAAGACGTTGAAATCACCCCGGACCATTGCTATTGAGCCTGTGTGTATGCAATACACTCAACAGGCCATATCTAGAGTTCTCGTTAAGACTCTAGAGAGTAACTGGATAACGCGTGGTCATATAAACTTTACTGACCAAAGCGTGAACCAGAAACTTGCAATGACTTCTTCTAAACATCAGAAATATGCGACTATCGATATGTCTGATGCCAGTGATCGCGTGAGTAACGAGATCGCTGGTTGCATGTTCCAGAAGTATCCGGATCTTTTCGGAGCTATCCAGGCATGCAGGTCGAAGAAGGCGCAAATGCCAGACGGGACAATAGTGTCCCTAAGGAAATTTGCGTCGATGGGGTCTGCTCTATGCTTTCCAATCGAAGCCATGTATTTCTTTACTATATGTATTGTGGCTAGGTTAAGAAAGCATGCCCTTCCTGTGACATCCTATAACATTTATAAAATGTCGCGGGATGTCTTCATCTATGGAGATGATATAATCGTCCCCACAGATGACGCAGCTGTTATTATCGATTACCTGCATAGATACAAGTGCAAGGTAAACGCCCACAAGTCTTTCTGGACTGGAAAGTTCAGAGAGTCATGCGGGACGGATGCATACGATGGAGAAGATGTCACACCGACATACATCCGAAGTGTGCCTCCCGATAATAAGCGGGATGCTAGTGCAATTGTGTCTTGGGTAGCCTCCAGCAACTCTTTCTATAAGAAAGGTTATTGGAGAACCGCAACGCATCTGATCGAACGATGCGAATCCATTATAGGTGCACTACCTATAGTGGGACCCAATTGTGCTGGTCTCGGCAAAGTGTCCTTTCAGCACTTTGTTTCCGCCGAGAGGTGGAATAAAGATCATCACGTACATGAAGTACGTACGTGGTGCGCTGTACCGGTCTATCGGAAAGATAGACTGGAAGGATACGGAGCCCTTACAAAATGTCTTCTTAAGTTGGAGTCTGATAATGTGGCTCCAACTGACAAAGACCATCTTGTAAGATCCGCACGGTACGGCGCCGTCGCACTGAAACGTCGTTGGGTCAGACCTTATTAGAATCAGGTCTGAAGCGGGCTAGATGCCCGTGGGGGGTGGTCGCCGG